CTACGTCAACTGTTATGATATAATTTTTTTCTGGTTCAACACGCTTATAAACTGCAAGACCTTTATTCTGTGCAATTGGATCAGAATATGGCATAGTCCTCAACTTACTAGGACTAATCAGTGTGTCAACAGAACCGAGGAACTCACATTCAAACTCAACCTTGAACTGTTGTTCTGAGGTGTTCTTAATAGTCTGTTCTTTCCATGCAGCATCTCTACCAGGCACCGCAGACCAATGAACCTCTGTTGGGATATATTCATTCTTCCCTTTCTCCGCATCATGCCACAACTTGTAGAACATGTTCATGCCGTGAGGCGTGGAGATGATAATTACCTTGGTAGACTTACCAGACGAGATAGTAGGATAAACAGAACTAAAGAACTGGTCAGCGATATGATTCGGAACGAACGCGAATTCGTCCAGAAAAATAACATTAAAAGACATACCCCTGACGGCACTAGAGCTAGTAGATGCAGCCATGATTTTGCTTCCATTCTCCAGTTCCAGACTACCTCTGTTCCACTGGAGGATACCTTGCTGGAGCCACTTGGGGAGGTTTTCATATGACAGTTGTAATCTCTGCAGCATTTCACGGGAGGTTGCTGCTTTGTTTGCTAGGATTGCGACATTGACATTCGCATTAAAAAGAACATACCAGAGAAGGTATGATGTAACGATAGTAGACTTACCAGACTGACGAGGTAACTTGGCAATATTAAATCTATTATCATGAAACTTCCTGGTCATATCGACTTGGAAGTCATACATGTCAAATGGAATTAAACCTTTATCAAGAGAAACAATCTTGATATAAGTTTGGATAAAATATACAGGATCCTCAGAACATTTGATATACTCCTGAACTTCATCAGGAGTAAAATTTGTAGCAACGTTCGCTTTCTTTAGATTAGGATTACCAAGATACTGTTCAGTCGTGCTCATGTGTTCTAAAGTAATTTTCAATTGCTTCAATACGCTCTTCGGCGTGTGCAATGATATCCAGTTGCTCTTGAATTGCAGCAAGAACATCGGGATGCTCACCAATACCTACAGGATGGTGTAAATAGATTTCTACATTTGCTTTTGCTTTTTTGATATCACCTTCGGCATTAGCACGAAGGGCATCTAGCATATTGTTTCTAAGATCGCAACTCATAATAGTGTTCCTTTTTCTCTACGGATTTCACGGAGTTCTTCAAAATTTTTCTGCTTAGTGCCTCCATCGTATGCCCAAGCATAACCTTCAGTAATCATTTGCTCATTCAAAGATTCGTCTTCATCGCCCACATAGAGCCATCCAAGAAGACGCCCGTATTTGCCGACTCCACCCACAAGCTCAGTTCTGATAGTAAGATTTTCTTCGCCAGCAAGTGCTCCCTCAAGGCGTTCTTTAAGCCAGTTGGTAGCGTCAATTCCTAACTCCTTTTCCTCTAAGTCTCTTGTTCTCTTCTCTGGTGTATCAACACCAGCAATTCTAACTCTTTCCTTTTTAAATAAATCAAATCCAAGATCGATAGTTACATCAATCGTGTCCCCGTCCAGGACTCTGTTGATCTCCGTCACTCGGAAGTTGTAACAACTCTTCCTGCTTGGCGGTGTCATTGCTCCCATGGGATTCGCGCTCATCAATACCTAGTATATAGACGATAACGTAAAAAACACCAGCAAGTAGTATTACCAGAGAGATAACAATACTCCAAGTAACATCATTAATATCTTCAAGGGGGCGGAGGAGGAGGTTCATTCCAATCCGATTTCAACTTATTATATCTAGGATTGATCTTTGCTTCATGATGGCACATTATACTGAACTCATCACAGCATTTGCACCAGGCTCTTCTAGCATCTGGCGCACCTAATGCTTTTTTCGCCACAAGTGTAACCACTCCCTCCAAAGGCTTGCACATTCATCACTCTTCTTTTGAAGGTGGGTTTCTCGGTACATTAAAGGGCTCCCAGTGCTCCCATCCATATTTATGTACGAGATGCATACCAATGATGGGAACAAATACTAAGAAAAACCCCATGACACCTAGTGCCCATGGGGTTTGCATTACTGATCTAACAAACAGTTGAACATGTGTCATGCTGGATAATCCCAATCGATTCCTAATTGATGCAGTTTATGTGTTGGTCCCCAACCACCAGTATAGATGTAAGGCACAGTACGAATCTGACATTGATCGCCAGTACAGAGAAGATCATCAACAATACGCCATGATTCCATTACTTCATCTGCATGAACAAAGTGAGATTGATCTCCATTGAGTGCATCATAAAGAAGTTTTTCATAACCATCAATCGCCCTATCTTGAGGGTATGCATGTGTTAGAGTTGCTTCTTCCAAATCATTATTCAAGCCAGGAGATTTGATATCCATACGAATATCAAGATGAGGGTTAGGTTGCAGACGCATAACAATACGATCATTTGTTTCACCTTCATAGAGTTTTAATGGGGGTGCTTTGAGTTTAATCACAACTTCAACGCATCCATAAGGCATCTTCTTACCTGTCATGACGTTAAAAGGAACTCCTTCCCAACGCCAGTTATCGACGAAAAGAGTACCAGCAAAATAGGTAGGAGTGGTACTGTCAGGATCAACGCCCTCTTCACTGCGGTAGCCATCGTATTGTCCCAGTATGATAGTTGGTGACATTCTAGTTGCTGCTAGAACTTTTGTCTTCTCACGTCTGAGTTCCCTAGCATTCATACGAGATGGTGCTTCCATAGCAATTAGTGCTAGGACTTGCAGAACATGGTTCTGAAGCATGTCTCTAACTGCACCAGAAGTTTCGTAGTATTGACTACGACCTTCACAACCAATAGTCTCAGTTGCAAAGATTTGAATTTCATCTATGTACTGGCGATTCCAAAGTGGTTCCAGCAGAATATTACTAAACCTAGTAGCAAGTATATTATTGACAGTATCTTTACCGAGATAATGATCAATGCGATAGACTTGCTTTTCGCGTAGATGTCGCTCCACCACTGACTGTAAATGATCAGCAGA